TCACATCACCCGGGCACTGTGCTCCCGGGTCAGCTGCAAGGCCTGTTCGATCAACGTCCAATCGGCTCCGGGCCGGTGTGCGCCTTCGCTCAATATCTGGCGGAATCCACGCCCGCCCGGCTGCGCATGGAACAGCCCAAGCACATGCCGGGTGAGGTGCTTGAGCGCCAGACCGCGCTCCAGCTGCGCCTCGACATAGGGACGGAAGGCCCGCAGCAGCTCTTCGCGTGAACGCGGCGCCCTGCCGGTCTGCGCCACGTCCAGCAGATGCAGCACGTACGGGTCGTGATAGGCCGCGCGCCCCAGCATCACCCCGTCCACCTGCGCCCTGTGCGCCTGTGCCGCCTCGACCGTGGCAATGCCGCCATTGAGCACCACCGGCACGGCCGGGCGCTCGCGCTTCAAGCGGTACGCCCAGTCATAGCGCAGCGGCGGGATTTCCCGGTTCTCCTTCGGCGACAGGCCCTTGAGCCAGGCGTTGCGCGCATGTACGACGATCATCGCCGCGCCCGCTTCCACCTGACGGTCGACGAAAGCGGCAAACACGTCGTAATCGTTGTCTTCGTCGACGCCGAGCCGGCACTTCACCGTGACCGGAATATTCACCGCCGCCACCATGGCCGCCACGCAGTCGGCTACCAGCGCCGGCTCGCGCATCAGGCAGGCACCGAAGCGTCCGGCCTGCACCCGATCGGAAGGACAGCCGCAGTTGAGGTTGATCTCGTCATAGCCCCAGTCGGCGGCGATGCGGGCGGCCTGCGCCAGCAATGCCGGTTCACTGCCGCCCAGCTGCAGCGCCAGCGGCCGCTCGCCGGCGTCGAACCCCAGCAAGCGCTCGCGGTCGCCGTGGATCACCGCGTTGGCATGCACCATCTCCGTATACAGCCGTGCTCCAGGCGCCAGCAGGCGATGGAAAACCCGGCAGTGGCGATCTGTCCAATCCATCATCGGGGCAACCGATAGCCTCAAACCCTCCAGAACATAAGGCTGGTGCGGCTTATCGGCTGGAATGGCTTGGTTTTCGGGCTGCTGCATTATGTGCGTATTTCCGGGGGTTTCGGGGCATTGCCGCCGCTGCGGTGCTACATTCGGGGCTACAAAAACGGACTTGTAGCACCATGGGATCAATCCTCGCACGCCGCCGGGCATCAGGCGCCACATCTTACACAGCGACGATCAGGCTCAAGGCCGAGGGGAAGATCGTCCACCGCGAGACGGCAACCTTCCCGACCCGGGCGCTGGCGAAAGAATGGATGACCCGTCGTGAAGCAGAGCTGGCCGGCCAGCGGGCGCGCGGCGAGGTCGTCGGCACCCGCATGACTTTCGCACAGATGATCGACTGGTACTCCGCCCAGATGGCGATCGACAATCCCTGGGCGCGCACGAAGAAAACCGACCTCGCCCGCATTGGTGCTGGCGCCATTGCCGACAAGCGAGTGGACCGCACCAGCCGCGCCGACTTCATCGCGTACATCCAGGGGCGACGGCAGCAGGGTGCCGGCCCGGCCACCGCCGCAAATGACTTGATCTGGCTGCGGCAGGTGATGCGAGCCGCTCGCGTGGCGCTGGGCGTGCCGGTACCGCTGCAGGAGATAGATGACGCGGGAGACTATCTGCGGCAGAACCGCGTCATCGGCAAAGCCAAAGAGCGCGACCGCAGGCCAACGCCCGCCGAGCTGAAGATGCTGACCACCTTTTTCAGCAGCCGCGACGTGCGATCACAGATTCCTATGCTGGACGTGATGAACTTCGCCATCCACAGCGCCAGGCGGCAGGAAGAGATCACGCGGCTACGCTGGGATGATCTTGATGCCGCCACGTCCACCTGCCGGCTGCGCGACGTGAAGCACCCGACAAAGAAGCTGGGCAACGACAAGACCTTCAAGCTCACGCCCGAGGCGCTGGCCATCATCCAGGCCCAGCCGCGCCGGCCACTGCCGGATGACGACAAGAAGCTGGATCCGCTGATCTTCCCGTACAACCCGAAGTCTATCGGTGCCGCGTTCACCCGTGCGTGCCACGTCCTCGAAATCGACGACCTGCGATTCCACGACCTGCGGCACGAAGCTACCAGCCGACTTTTCGAAGCCGGCTACGGCATCCATGAGGTGTCACTTTTCACGCTGCACGAAAGCTGGGCGACACTGAAGCGCTACACGAACCTGCGGCCGGAAAACCTGCAGCACAGGCAGCCTGCAGACGCACGCCGGCCCTCTCCCGTCTCATCCAGCGAGACAGACAGCGACGAGTCTTGAGCAAAACCAACAGGAGAGCAGCATGCAATTCGGATTGCCATTTTTCTTCCGCGTCGCCCGGGCGCCAGTGCTCATCCTCGGCGGCATGTTCGTCGCGCTCGCGGCGATGCATCTCTGGGCCGCGGCGTTCGGCGCGGAGCACCTGGGCAGCATGACGGATTACGTGCTCTACGCCGGCACCGGTGCGCTGCTGATCGCCGTGGGCTACCCGGCACTGCGCATGTACCGCTGGCAAGCCGGCACAGTCGAGGCTTGCCAGCACTGCAGCGGCCCCCTGGGCTTCCACCGGCCCGGCAAGCGCTACCGCGGCCGGCAGCTCCCCGACTACCGGCAGTGCTACTGCTGCGGCCGCGCGACACCGCAGAATTAACCGTACCAGCAGTATGAGCGCGGCGCGCCTTCGCTGACGGCGCGCCACGCATGCTCCCCGCTGGCTGCTGCTGGCCTGCGCTGCGATCAGCCCGCAGGAAACGGCGCTGCCGGCGGAGTGAAGTTGCTGGTGTAGCGCGCAACGCCTTTCGTGATCCGAACTTCGTCCACCCAGCCGTCGAGGACTTGCTGATACGCCGAATTGTACATAAGAGCGCCCAGCAGCATAGGGTTGTCCGACCCAATGATGTCCGTAGAGTCGGTGGCCGTCGCTCCTTGCTGCACGCCGTCGATGAATATGCGCAGGTTAACTCCCTGACGAGTGACAGCAACGTGGTGCCACACGCCGTCGGAGGGCATCCAAGGGCGCGTGATAAGCACGGAGTCACCGTGGCTGAACTGAATCAGGCCGCCCGATTCGGATCGACGTTGAAAAGTCCATCCGCTTAACCCTGTTGCACCCTTGTAATTGCCGACCATCGTGCAAGTCGAGGCGAAGGTGGCGAACCTCACCCACAACTCGACGGTGAAATCTCCAACCCCGAAGTTCCAGTCGGGAGAGTACGGCGAACTAACCCTACTGGGGTTGCTGGGGCTGCCTTGGAGCCGGCCAGACGCTCCGCCGAACTTGGATTGCGACGTGTCTATTCGCGCGTCGCGAAACGCCGTCCACGTTTTGCCGGTCTCGTCGGTGAACGTCGTACTGCCGTTAGCCCCGTCACAGTGGAGTAAGGCAACCACGCTCGACCAGTACGGATCAGTTCCCGGACTAGCCGAATTGCCAGCCATCATCACTCGCCGCAGCATCACGCGCTCTCCTGCATCGCATATTCAACCGTCGTGCCGCCGTTGAAGGTTTTGAACGACAGAACCGTCACGCCGTTGGCAGCACTTTTCACAGCCGTGTCGCTGCCCCCGAGCGGTTTGAAGGATGCAGGCAGCGCGAGTGTACGAGCGCCTGTTGCGTCTTGGGCGATGCGGATTTCACCCTCCGTCGCATACCCAGCGGGCGCAAGATTCGACAGCTCCAGCGTCGCGCTCGAATCAAGCAGGATGGTGTGATTCCGGTGCAATCCAGCGCCGCAATCAACCGTGGCCACACCACCGACGATCGCAACGGCGTGCACTTTCATGCCAAGCATCTGCCGCACTGGGATTTTAATATCGGTGCCCGCAGCGACCGGGTTGCTTGCGGCGTCGGTACCACCAGCCACCGACGTGGCCGGGATTACTTCCGTACCGGCCAAGGCTGCGAGTTGGGGGTTTGCGTCAAAGCGTTTTGTGGCCATTGTGCTATCCGAGGTAAGTGTCGCCGTTCTGGTCGGCATAGACGTCGCCGGCTTGGTCGACGTAGTCGCTGTAGGGGGTTACGCGGTAATCGCACTCGATGACTTGCTTCTGCCAGCTCACAAGGCCATCGCGCACGGCATCCACTTCCACGCGCAGCAGCCCATCGGCAGCGGGTGCGTGGCTTGCTGTGGTGCCGGTGACGCCGGTGACGGTGTGATCGAGCACGCCGCCCAGGTACCAGCGCACGGTGTA